TGGCTCTGTCCTGCACTGCTGAAGTATTTCATTACTGCACCGAAGGAATTGTATGTGCAGTTTCGTTCAAACGAACTATGATGGGACTCTTTGTTCTACTAGTCGCATTCTGTTTCTACATGGTAGGTAAGTACGAGAATAGGAAGTAATAGATGTACTATTTCGCGCAGGACAAGAACACAGATGAAGTCTACAGATGCGACAAGAAGAAACTTGTCGGTGATCTCGCGCGTGAGAAAGATATTGACAGGGAAGAAGCTGAGAAGATCCTCGATAAATCTAACATCGAGAATCCTGTCGATATGAATGACGTAGTAGTCTGGGCGGAACACGACTAATGGACATAATCCCAGAGCCGAAGAAGAATGTCATTCTTGACGCTACATCTCTCAGTAGTCTGATGAGCTGTGGCCGATTCTTTGACATTCGATTCAATCATCGGATGATATCGGTTAGGGGAAAATCGAACTCGCTGGAAGTAGGCTCTCTGATACATAAGGTATTGGAAGTCTACTACCAGCACAAGATCGACGGTTTTCCTACTAATACGGCGATTGGAAACGCACTCACGGCAGGGCAACTCTATGTGATGGGCTGTCCGCATTGCTCTCATTTCGAGCCGAGTGATACGCAACTGACTCCCGCGTGTAAGCATGAGATTGAAGAATATCCCGGTGTGATGAATACTCCTGAAGATAGTTCAGGATACGTGACGGGATGGAAGTTCGCACTCAATACGTGTGAACAGTATTTCAACTTCTACAAGAATGACGCATTCATTCCGCTCTTCGTAGAGACTGTGAAAGGTCAGGTCATCTACGAGGATGATGAGATCCGCGTCATGTGGAAGGCGAAGTTCGATCTTGGCGTTGATACGAATCAGATCGGTATCGTATCAATGGATCACAAGACGTTCAAGCAGCGACGTGACAAGAGTACACTGAGTAATCAGTTCATGGGTCACTGCGTTCTATTGAAATCGCGGAACGTGATCGTGAACAAGATCGGTCTTCAGACAACACTGAAGATTGAAGAACGACTCACACGCGAGGTGTTAAGTTTTAGCGCGGATCGATTGAAAGAGTGGACGGAAGAAACGATTCCGTACTACGCGTATAAGTACATTCAGTTCAGTGAGACTGGTTACTGGCCTCCTGATTACACGCACTGTGATACGATGTTCGGCCCGTGTCCATACAAGGGAGTATGTGAATCGGATCGTAACATGCGTGAGGAAGAACTGAGACTGAACTTCATTAAGGCTCCTATCTGGGATCCTACTAACAAGGAGGATGAATGAAGGTCAGAGAACTGATCAGAATCCTGAATGCACTCGATCAGGATAAGGATATCTTTACAGCCATCGGAACCACTGATGGTGTAGTACAGATAGAGGAAGTGACTGAATCATGTGATGACCCAACTGTCATCGGTTACATGATTACTGACGACACTAGTGATAGGGAGACTACACACTAATGAGTCCAATTATTGCCAGAGACATCTGGATTACACGAGAAGGGCATCAAGTCAAGATAGATAAAATGCCGTCTTCTCATCTGCTGTCAACTATACACTTCATCGAACGCAGGAGATTCGAGGCGTGTTTTGAGGTGTATCAAGATACTGTGAACAATGGGCCAGTTGAGGGTATGTTGGAATATTACTCTCAGTTCCCTGTTCAATATGAGACTCTCATTGCAGAGGCTCAGAGAAGGGGTCTGATAGGAAGAGAGAAGTCACCTACTAAGGAGAGTGACAATGCCGAGCATGGAAGACGTAGGATTCGATAGTCTGTACGTGATGATGAAAGGAGAACCCGGTACTCGTAAGAGTACTCAGGCTCTGTCCTTTCCGGGGCCGCAGTTCTGGTTCTCTTGGGATCGTAAGATGAATGGCATCTACCTTCCTATGAAGAAATGGGGCATCGATCCTAAGACTATCAAGTATCAGGACTACTCAGATTGGAACGAACCTCGCAAGCAGCTTGAGAAGTTTCAGGTTAACTGTGAGTACAAGACTCTGATCTTTGATAGTATTACGTCGATGGCTGACATGACATTGCGTCAGACGGTCAAGGCAAAATACGGAATGACTCGGCAGAGTGGTGCTCAGGCTGGTAAGTTGATTGCTGGTATTGCAGTCAATGAGATCGAGGACTATAATGCGGAGAGCGCAGCTCTACAGGAACTGATCGCACTCACGAAGGATATCAACGCCTTTCATAAGGTGAATATCATTCTGATCGCGCATGTGGTACAGGCAGAGTATCGCAATACCACTAACAATACTACCCACATCTCACGCACTATCGTGACTGCGGGTAAGAAAGTTGCTCCGAAGATTCCTGCTTACTGTGGCGAAGTATATCACTTCAACATTAAGAAGGGATTTATAGAAGGACAGGGAGGTGACTATTCATTACTGACAGAGCATACTGGTGATGACTTTGCGCGTAGTGCGCTCGGACTGGACAGAGAGATTGTATTCGGAGACAAACCTCTCTACGAGACTTACATCACACCAGCGATAACGAAACTGAAGACAACCTACGTTCCAACATCCAAGTTCTGACAGGAGTGTGTGTAGTGCCTATCGTACAGTTTACAGATCGTGATCTTCTCCGCGGTAAGGTCGCAGAGCCTGGTTGGTACGTTGTCAGCATTGACAACATCGGTGAAGGCCCGTCTAAGGACGGTGGTTCTACGAACTACCCGGTGGAAGGGACCATTCTCAAGAACGCGGACAACGGGTCCGAAGACTTCAAGGGTGTTCCTCTCGATTGGAACTTCAACAGCAAGGCGATCGGTTTCGCTGTTGGATTCCTCGCGGCGTTCGGTGTCGATGTGAAGAGTGGTGCGCGTTTCGATCTGGCGAACGCTGTTGGTCGTCAGGTTGAGATCTTCGTCGAGAACGGCGAGTGGCAGGGACGCATGGTGAACCGCGTCAACCACAAGTACCGCGCAGTTCGTTCGTAGCACTACCTAGAGGGGGACTAATAATCCCCCTCTTTTTCTATACTACACCAACACAACTACAACGGGAGAATGTCAGTGAAATACTACATGGCAGACGAAGACGACGACACAGTGGTGGATCCTTCTGAGGCTCTTGCTGAGAAGATTCTCGAACAGCAGGACGAAGAAGAGGACGACGACGACTCATCTGACGACGATGACGATGATGATGAGTACGACGAGGAAGAGGAAGAGGAAGTTGGAGAAGTTACCACTGACGAATCTCCGACCGACGACTAGTAGAATTCATTAGATTAAAACTATCGGAAGTTCAGAATCTACTGTCACCTGATGTTGGTATTCAGTCCTGATAGTACAAGTTGATGCTGATAGCGTAGATCTAATGGAAGAGAGTGTATCCGATGCTGCAATTGAAGGGCAGTACGGATACACTCTCGCTTTTGTTAAAACAGATAGAACTGAGAGAGAAATGACTGACACAAAAGCCGTTGGACGTGTAATCAAAGTGAGTAAAGAGGGATGGGGTTTCATCTCTTCTAAGGAAATTCAGTTCACGCGCATCTTCTTTCATTGGACTGCTCTCAAGCAGGACACGGTTCCTTTCTTGGAACTCAAGACAGGAATGACAGTGGAGTTCACTCCGATTCAGATCCCCGGTAAGGGATATCGCGCCATCCATGTGCGCGTAATTGAGAAAGAAGTAACTAATGACACCCCCGCAATTCAAGTGTCCCCACTGTCAGAATAAAGACGTTACACTAATGGAATGGATCCCACTCAGAAAACTGTGGTATTGCATAGTCTGCTCTAAGTTGTTTCCGATTAAAGACGAAAATGAGTGAGCATAAATATGTCCCAGGAATGGGACCATCAGGAGCCAACTTCGTAATACTAGGGGATGCTCCTACCCATGAAGATACAGTAGCTGGAAAACCATTCACAGGAGCAGCGGGAAGAGAACTAGACCGACTCTTGAGAGATGCAGGCATTCATAGGAGTGACTGCTGGCTGACTAATGTCTCAAAATATTCAGTTCCATCGAATGTTGATAGGAAGAAGTTACCTTTCCATTTACGTGCTAAGAATGCTGGTATCGATATCGATGGGCAGTTAGACGAACTACGAGTGGAACTGAATGAAATCAAACCTAACTGTATACTTGCTCTCGGCAGCAATTCTCTATGGGCGCTTTCAGGGAAAGATAAAATTGCTAAGCATAGGGGAAGTATCCTCCGGGGTATGGGTTACAAGTTTGTGCCTACCTATAATCCCGCACATCTTATACCTGGTGTTAAGGGCGGAGAAGTCAAAGGTTACTGGAATCGACAAGTAATCGTATTCGATATGAAGCGCGCATGGGATGAGCGCGCATCACCACTGATAGAATTACCGAATCGAGTCCTGCAAGTTTGTCAGAATTCCGGCGAGTTGTATCAGTTTCTCGAACAGTATAAGCACAAGAAGAGAATGTCAGTAGACATAGAAGCGGGTGGTCATTGCCTGCCGATATGTATCGGTCTGTCTCTGAATAAGGGACACGGAATGACAGTACCACTGTGGAACATGGACGGTATTAGCACTATTCCAGACTCAGATATAGTGTCATGTTGGATGATGCTAGCTGATGTCTTAATGGAGAAAGACATTGTTGGACAAAACTTCAACTACGACCGGGATAAACTTAGAAGGCTTGGTTTTACCATCAGGAGAATTAGTTCTGATACGATGCTCAAAGCCTTTGCAATTAACCCTGAACTCCCAAAAGGGCTTGCATTTACTACAAGTCTCTACACAAGAGAACCCTTCTACAAAGATGAAGGTATGTATGAGGGGAAGATTAGTGATCTGCTCCTCGGATGTGCTCGTGATGCTTGCGTCACACTCGAAATAGACGAAGCGATGGACGCGGACTTAGATGAGTTAGGAGTCCGCAAATTCTACGAGAACTTCCTGATGACATTGCCCGATTTCTACGCAGAAATTGAGAACAATGGTTTCAGGATTGATGAGGCGAAACGCAAAGAACTGATCGAGAAATACATCAAGTGGGATGAGAAGTTGGGATTTGAAATGTTCCAACTCTCAGGAATTGATGTGAATGTCAGCTCGCCTCTGCAAGTCCATGCTATGTTATTTGAGCATTGGAAGTTACCATATCGACAATCAGTCGGTGAAGAAGAACTCACATCACTCTTGAATTTACAACATGGAATCAAATTCCCCGAACAACGACTCTGGATCGAAAAATGTTTGGAACGGAGAAGAGTTAAGAAAACTATCTCGACCTATCTCTTTGCAATTCCTGACTACGATAAGAAGATGCGCACAACGTGTTACATGTGCCTCGAAACGGGACGCACTAGTACAGGACAGCAAGATCCACCCATCAGACCACTAGTAGATCTCGGGGGCAGAGGTAAGAAAGCTGAGATGAAAGTGATGGGAACCGCCTTCCAAGTGTTCACCAAACATGGTGATATTGGAGAGGATGTGCGCGGAATGTATATCCCTGATGAGGGAGAAATATTCGTACAACTAGATAGTTCGCAGGCAGAAGCTAGGGTAGTATTTAACTTGGCAACTGACGAACAAGCATTACAGGATATTGATCAACATGACTATCACGCACTCACTGCAAGCTGGTTTTTTGGCGGCACTGAAAATGATTACTCCAAGAAGATTCTGGGATATGAATCTCCCATTCGATTCGCCGGGAAAACTCTACGTCATGCGGGCCATCTTGGAGCGGGCAAACGAAGAGCAGCGACGGAACTCAACACGCAAGCGCGTAAGTACAAGATTCCGATCACTATTACTGAAGCGCAAGCAGATAAAGCACTGAAGGTATTTCACGCTAAGCAGCCTAAGATTCAGCGTATCTTTCATGCTGAAGTAATTGAGGCGTTGAAAAATACGCGCCGACTAGTAGCTCCATTACCGTGGGGGATTGATGCAGAACGAGGTGGTGTACGAATATTCTATGAAAGATGGGGTGATGATCTATTCAGAGAGGCTATGGCCTACATCCCTCAACGGGCCGTTACTGATAATACCAAAGCGGCTGGTATCAGGATTAAGCGACAATTCCCGGAAGCAAGGATCATTCTTGAGGCGCATGACGCGCTTCTATTCTCGTTGCGAACAGAGTATCTTGATGAGTTCATTCCGTTAGCCAAGAAGGAAATGGAACGGCCTATCAACTTTACTAATTGTTCTTTACCTCGTAGGTTTCTTAAGATACCATGTGAGGTAGAAATTGGAGAGAATTACAAGGATCTCAAGAAATTTCATATACAAGAGGTTGAAGTACCTGAGTATATGAAAACTCCAAAATCCCTAACTGAACAATTCTTAGTAACGGGAGAATGAATGACATGGCTAGAAACACTACTAGGGCAGCATAGTGAACTAGAGAGTCCAACTAACTTCTGGTTGTGGGGTGGTCTAGCAGCTATCTCTGCGGTAGTGAAAGACAACGTATGGATCAATCGCCAGATCTATAACCTGTATCCCAACATATACGTGATGTATCATGCTGAGTCTGGTCTGAAGAAGGGTCCGCCCATCAGTATGGCGAAGCAGCTAGTAAAGGCTGTAGGTGGAACGCGCATCATCTCAGGCCGATCCAGCATACAGGGGATACTGAAAGATTTAGGCACAGCACAAACCACACCCGGCGGCAAGGTGAATGCTAAGGCTACGGCATTCATCTGTTCTTCAGAGCTGACCAGTTCCATAGTAGAGGACAAGGTAGCTACAGATATCCTGACAGACCTGTATGATAGACAGTATAACTTAGGAGAATGGAGATCACTACTGAAGATGGAATCCTTCGTACTAAAGGATCCTACCATCACAATGCTAACGGCTACTAATGAAGCTCACTCAACTGACTTCTTCGGAAAGAAGGATGTGCATGGCGGATACTTTGCAAGAACTTTCATCATCTCAGAACACAAGCGAAACCGTGCGAACTCGCTACTTGTTCCCTTAATCAATCCCCCAAACTACATTAGCTTGGCGGATTACTTAAAGGAATTAAGTAAACTGACAGGCGCATTCGCACCATTAGCTAGTAAGGATTCTACTAATGGATGCTCGATTCCTCATGTAGAGAGTGTGACGGGAGAGACTAACTTCTTCACACCAGCAGGACTGCTGTATCAGGAATGGTACGAACAGTTCATCGAAACGATAGCACAACAGGAGATACGTGATGAGACTGGAACACTCAATCGATTCGGTGACTCCGTACTTAAAGTGGCTATGCTGCTATCGTTGGCTAGATCACCAGAACTTTACATCGATGAAGAGTCGATGCAGTTAGCGATCAACCATTGCGAGAAGCTGGTTGGTAATGTCCGTGAGATGACTCACGGTAAGAAGGGGCTGTCGGATGCCGCTTCGATCAAAGGACTGATCATCGAAGAACTACTAAGAAGGGAGTCGCACCAAATCTCCCGTCCTATGTTACTCAAACGAATGTGGGCGCACTACAAGGATGCGGGTGAATTGGATGACATAATGCAGTCATTCGATCAGGCAGGAATGATCAAGACGGAATCAGTAGGTAACATGATTATCTACATCATGCCTGACAATCATGTGCAGGAGATGAAACGATACTACGCGGGGAAAAACAAATGAGTTGTCCGACTCACCCACAATGGATACATAGTAGTGAAGATTGTCCAATGTGTGTAAGGTCTACATGTAATTGTAAGATGGAAGATCGTAGACCTGAAGAGTCCATGCGCGAGTGGATCAAACGCTGCTGGTGTATGGCTCATTGGATGCAATCTGATTATTATCAAAATAAGTTGGACGAAAATGCCCGTGATTTCACCGCCTAGTGATGAGCCAGATGAGATGATTGTACCCGACGAGAGGGGTATTAATCATGCGTACGTCAAATGGTTCATGAATGTTCCTAGTTGGAAGTGTGCGTGTGGACTGACGAATCATGGCAGGAATGAGCGTTGTGCAGATTGGCGTTGTCGCCTGGAGAAACAGAATGAACGGTAAAATTACACGATTGATGAGTGACAAAGGATACGGTTTCATCAAATGTACAGAAGATGGAAAGGAATATTTCTTCCATCGTTCTGACTACAATGGTCAATTTGATGATCTGTGTACTGATGTGGAGAGCGGACACGTAGTCGATGTGATTTTCGACTCCGTAGACTCTCCGAAGGGACCACGCGCAGGTGATGTGATTAGGAACGACGGAGGGATCTAATGTACGACATTACAGAACTGGAACAGCTTCAGATGAATCTGGAGAAACTCCAGTTAATGGATGCCGCTGGAGTCGTTAGCAGAGCCATCACCGAAATCAAGAAGTTGCAAGAAGCTGCTGCAAAACACCACGCAATAAACGGATAGAAGAGAGGGGGAGTGATCCCCCTTCTCTCTTTATTGTTCGTCCTCGTCGTCACCCATTCCCGGAATCAGATTCTCAGCATTCCCACCACCAGTGAAGAGATAATCGTTCTCAGATGGAACGAATGTCCCTTGACTCTCACCACGATCGTAGGTCTGCGTACTAGCACCTAACATGATGAAAGGTGCGAGTCCCGGTAGCAGTGTTGGATCCTGCTTGTAGATCGAATACAAGTCTCCCATCACTAGTGAAGTGAACATCTGCACAGTGCGATCAGCTACGTGAAAGGGCGTGTGCGTACTTGCATCAGCTAGATCGTATGCAAACTTTGCAGCAGGATTCAACTTGTTCTTTAAGAAATCCTGAGCAATACTTCTACGAGTAGGTGGACGATATCCCTGTCCTAGTTCGACTTCACGGGGATCATCTGTAGCACTAGATGCAGCAGTAGTCTGCTTACCAGTGATGAGACGATGCATCGCCACATACATCTGAAGGAACCCACCACCGAGATCTACTCTGGTATCTCCGATTCTGAGCTTACCGAAGTCGGCACTATTAGGATCATCACTCACACTCACATCATCATATCCTAGTCCATTAGCGGCACCCTGCATCAACTTAGTCATAGTGTACCATGCTACACCAGTACTAAGAGCTGCCTTCAGATACTGCTGTCTAACAAATGGACTCGCCATGATGTAAGTGTTAGGATTCATCATCCTAACCTTAGCTGCTAGTCCTCTAGGAGAGAACAGGGTGTGACGGAGGAATCCGCTAGCTCTTTCCAGATTCAATTCAGGTGCGCCCTCAACAGGGAAGATGTGAGTTTTCAGTGGTCCCCTGCCGGTAGCAGTATTGATGAAATCTCCGATCTCTCTTGCTAGTTTCGCGTTATTGTATGGATTCAGATCTGCTGCCTGTTCCGGCGTGAAATTCTCTTTGAATCCTAGTGATCCCATTAGACCGGGACGACGCGCGCGTCCAGTCGTATCAGCTTCTACAGCCATATCGCGGGCCGCATTCAGTAGCTTCTCAGCCGCATTAGTCCTCAAATGATTGAGGAATGTAGCGGCTGCTCTATTGGATGCACGATACAGTTTACCGAGTGAACCACGATATACCTTAGATACACCGGGAATGGTACCACCATTCTCAATCCAATTGGATCCGATAGAGTATTCACTCGCACTCACCCTGCCATTCTCAATTAGATTGAGTCCCATCTCCTTAGCCATTGATGGTATCTCAGTATTAGTAACTGGATTATATCTCTCCTGATGAATCGGACTTTCGCGGATCTGAGCATCGATGGCTCTGGCACTCTCTGCTGAGAATCCAGCCTGAAACATCGGCTTCAGTGCTTTCCACCATTCAGGAGTAAAGATCTGAGTGAAGCCCTGACGTAGTGGCATAGACACATCTAGGCCCGTCATAGCAGCACCAGGAAATGCTATCGCCTCATCGAATGTAGAGGGTTCTCCGTGTTCTCCTTCTTTGAAGACTCCTCTGATTCCTTCCTTTGCACCTTCTACCATTCCACCTATATTCAATTCGCCAGTTTGATCAGCGAATCTATTAAAGGGTTCGCCTGCTACTCTAGCTAGTAAATCTGACCAGAAGCCTGCACTACGACCAGTATTCGGACCACGTCTAAATGCATCACTCATCGTAGGTGAATTTTCAAGACTCTTCATGTATTCAACATCAGACATGGCTTTATCGAAGCTGAAGGAACCTCTCTGATCCCTTAGCATTCGACCTGCCTTTGCGATTAGTCTAGCGGTGTATTCACTAATAGATCCGTGTGCCTCCAGCGCATTCATATCTGCCAATGTTTTGAATATTTCAGTAACTCCGTGAGCTGCTTCACGGTTAATTCCTGTAGTTTCATCACGTCCATTGAATCGTTTAGATCCGAGAGATGGAACTGATCTATTACCAGTCAGACCATCTTCTGTAACCCTAGCTAATGCTAATGCATTACCGTTTTTGCCACGATATACTAAGTTATAGTTTTTATCCCGTCCCGGACCCTCATATTGTGCATGACGTTGTTCAATAGTTAAACCTGGATCACCCGTTTTAACTTGTCCAGTTATACTATCAAAGTTATATGGATCAATCAGTCCATCAGCAAAGTCATCCCAAGTATTTCTCTTCCTCATACTCTCAGGTCTGGTGCCTTCCTTCTGATTGTAAGGATCAGCAGTTCCAGATAATCTAGTATACTGTTCTTGAGTGAGCCTAGTTCTTCCCTTAGGATGGGGTGGTTGTAATCCTAGTTTAACCGGAGGATTGGGTGTACCCGTAGCTGCACGGGCTTCATCTGGATCAATACCTCTAACGGCGGTATTTGGATCACTGTGACCATAAGCATTTCGTCGTGGTGCGCGTGTAGTTCCCGGTGTACTACTTGTAGAAGTACCACTTAGAGTATCACCAGTTATAGCAGGTCCGAAATTGAATGGCGTTGATGTTGATGGTGGAGTTAT